GAAAGCACCGTTCATCGGCTACGGTGGTCAGTTCGAAGGCTACGAAGACAAGTGGAAGACAGCCAACACCAACAACTGGCCATATCTGGAAGTAAACCCAGATGTGACCGACGGTGCAGGCAACATGTTGCCTCTGCCACAGCGCGCGCAGCCACCAATGGCTTCAAGCGGTCTGCTGCAAGCCAAGTCTGGCGCGGCTGAGGATATCAAGTCTACAACCGGTCAGTACAACGCATCTCTGGGCATGGGTTCGAACGAACGCTCTGGCAAGGCCATCTTGGCTCGCCAAAAAGAGGGCGACGTGGGCACTTACCACTATGGTGACAACTTGGCCCGCGGCGTGCGTCACATCGCCCGCCAATTGGTCGATCTGATCCCCAAAATCTACGACACACAGCGCATCGCGCGTGTGATCGGCGAGGATGGCGAGACTAAGATGGCCAAGATCAACCCCGAGCAACAAGAGCCAGTCAAGGAAATCGTCGACGAGCGCGGCATTGTGATCGAGAAGATCTACAACCCAGGCGTTGGTAAGTACGACGTGGTGGCTACCACCGGCCCAGGCTACGCAACCAAGCGCCAAGAGGCACTGGAAGCAATGGCTCAGTTGCTGCAAGGCAACCCACAACTGTGGCAAGTGGCCGGCGACTTGTTCGTGAAGAACATGGACTGGCCAGGGGCTCAGGAGATGAGCCAGCGCTTCAAAAAGACCATCGATCCGAAGATTCTGGCTGACGACAACAAGTCACCAGAGCTGCAGGCTGCTGAGCAACAAATCCAAGCTATGGGCGCGGAGATGGAAAACATGCACCAGATGATCCAAAACGTGGGCAAGTCCATCGAGGTGCAAGAGATGCAACGCAAGGACTTCGAGGCTCAGGTCAAGGCATTCGATGCTGAAACCAAGCGTCTGACCGCAGTTCAAGCCAGCATGTCGCCTGAGCAGATTCAAGACATCGTGCTGGGCACCGTGCACGGCATGATCACCTCTGGTGACCTGATGGCCGAGATGCCAAGCCAAGATCTGGACATCGGCCCTGAGATGATGCCTGAATCTCAAGAAATGATGCAACCTATGGAGCCACAACAATGAACGCAGCTCAATTCGTAGGTGCGCTGTTTCTGGGCCGTAATGTGGCCCATTCAGTGCATCTGAACACTCGCAGCTACTCTAAGCACAAGGCACTTGGCCACTTCTATGAAGACGTGGTCGAACTGGCCGACAAGTTCGCGGAAGCCTACCAAGGCCGCCACGGCCTGATCGGGCCCATTGCCATCCCTGCATCGAAGAAAACAGCCAACATCATCGAGTTCTTGCAAGATCAACTTGCTGACATCGAGAAAGGCCGCTACGATGTGTGCGAAAAGACAGACACCCCGATCCAGAACATCATTGATGAGATCGTCGGGTTGTACTTGTCGACCATATACAAGTTGAGGTTCCTTGCATGAGTACACCCTACGTTTCGCAGACCCAGTATGGGAAAAACGAGGTTTTTGGCCTGCAAGTTTCCCGCGGTCAGATTCAAGGACACACAGCTGTGATTGTGTTTGGGTACAACCCTGATGTCGATCTTACGCAAGAATCTGTGTGGCCGGATGGCGGTGTAGTGCCACATCCAACAAGCGCATCGGTCCTGAAAATCAGCTCCTCTGACGCCAACGACACATCCGCTGGCACTGGCGCCCGCACGGTGTTCATTGAAGGTTTGGACGGCAACTATGCCGTTGTCAGCGAAACCGTCACATTGAACGGTCAAACAGCCGTCAACACGACTCATTCGTATCTTTATGTGAACTCGTTCTACGTAGCCACAGTAGGCTCTGGTGGTGAGAACGCAGGCAACATCAACGCAGGTACCGGCGTGGTCACGGCAGGTGTTCCCGCGGTGCTGTATGACATCATTGCTGCGGGGTTCAACAACCGCACCACTGGTCACTATTGCGTTCCCGCAGGCTACACCGGCTACATGATTCAAGGTTTGTTTTCTGCTGGCCAAGCATCTGGTACAACGGCCGTCACTGGTTTTCTGAAGCAGCACGGCCCAGATGGTATCGTTCGCGTTGGCGCGGTTTCAACCGTGAACAACAGCGCGGCAGACTACCTTTTTGAAACACCATATATGATTCCAGAGAAAAATTGTGTTGGTGCCACCGCGATCGGCGCTGCGACTAATAACGCAGTGAGCTCGTATTTCAACATCGTTCTCATCAAAAACTCAACAGGATACTGATCATGGCTTATTACAAACAAGGCAATGCAGACGCGCAGATCAAAATTGGTCTGGGCAAGCTGTACGGCGTTTTCATCTCCACCACAACCGCCGGCACTTTTACGCTATACGACAGCGCAACTGCCAGCACTAGCGATCCTAAAATTGCGGCTACCGTAACCGTTGTTGCGGGCGGCCAGTATTTGAGCTTCCCAGCTGGCCTAGTGTTCAGCAAGGGCTTGTACATCGATATTGCCAACACAATCGAATACACTGTTGCTTACGAATAAAATTTGATGTAGTATCAAACCACCCTATCGGCGGGGATCACCGAGGAATCTTAGGATTCATGAATGACTGAAGAAGTCCAAAACCTAGCGGAAGTTGACTCCGCGCCAGCTCCTGAAGTGACGGCCACCACAGAGACTGTAGAAAATACGCCGGTAGTCGCTGATGAAAGCAACGAACAGCCAGTAGAGGAAAAAAAGTACTCGCAAGCTGAAATCGATGCAATGATCGGCAAACGCCTCGCAAGAGAGCAACGTAAGTGGGAACGTGAACAAGCGCAACGAAGTGCTGAAAAGCAAGTCGTGCCAACTGATTTACCGTCGCCTGACCAGTTTCAGTCGCCAACTGATTACGCGGAGTTCATCCGTGCAGAAGCCGACAAGCTAGTCCAGCAACGTGAAGCAGCGAAGCAACAGTCGCAAGTTCTAGAGAGCTATCAAGAGCGTGAAGAGCAGGCTCGGGATAAGTACGACGATTTTGAACAAGTCGCCTACAACCCCAACCTTCCGATCACAAATGTGATGGCTGAAACGATCCAGCATTCTGACATTGGTCCTGAGTTAGCTTACTACCTCGGTTCCAACCCAAAGGATGCAGACCGCATTTCTCGCTTGTCGCCCTACATGCAGGCGAAAGAGATTGGTCGAATTGAAGCTAAATTGGCTGATAATCCTCCAGTCAAACGAACGACATCTGCGCCCGCGCCGATTTCACCTGTCACGGCACGAACCACTGGTTCACCGACTCATGACACTACGGACCCACGCTCTACCAAGAGCATGACGACCTCGCAGTGGATTGAAGCCGAACGTGCTCGACAGTTGAAAAAGTTGCAGGCACAAAACCGCTAACTTTTCAAAGGACTTTAAATGTCAAACAGCATCTTAACGATCGACATGATCACCCGCAAGTCTCTCGAGATCCTCGAGAACAACCTTGTTATTACACGTAACGTGAACCGTCAGTACGACGACAGCTTCGCTGTTGAAGGCGCCAAGATTGGTTCTACATTGCGTATCCGTTTGCCCGACCGCGCTTTGGTGACTGACGGTGCCGCCTTGCAAGTTCAAGACGACAACGAACAGTACACAACTTTGACCGTGGCCAGCCAAAAGCACATCGGTGTCAACTTCACATCTGCTGAATTGACCATGCAATTGGACGACTTCGCTGAGCGTGTGTTGAAGCCTCGTATCAGCCAATTGGCTTCGAGCATCGACGCTGACGTGGCCAATGCTTACAAAGGCATCGGTAACTCTGTTGGTACCCCTGGCACCACTCCTGCTACTTCTTTGGTCTTGTTGCAAGCTCAACAAAAACTGAACGAAAACGCAGCGACTATGTCTCCACGTTACGCTACCGTGAACCCTGCTGCTAACGCTGGCTTGGTTGAAGGCTTGAAAGGTCTGTTCAACCCAACAGACACTATCAGCAAGCAATTCAAGAACGGCATGATGGGCACTGGCGTGTTGGGCTTTGACGAGATCAACATGTCTCAGTCTATCAAGCAATTCACAAC